CTTGACCATTACCAACGTACTCTTTCTTGCTCTGGAGCACGGCTCGCGATGTCAGTCCCGTTAGTTCCACATCAGTAGCCCACGCATACGTGACTATATTCACACCTGCTGTAGTGACACCATTTGCTGATCGTAGAGCTGCGAATTGTGTGAAATCAAGTTCACCCATATCATCAAACTCCGATAAAGAACAAGCGTTGAGAAAGTGCCTGTTAAACAAGAATGGTAACTCCATAATCGCGGTGGAAGTGGTCTGGGGATCAAGCCACACATGCGGTTTTTGCGAGGTCAATATTTGATAGCCTGGTGAATAACCATAGGCCGCTCCAGTGGTATCCTGGATGTAACCTATCATCGGCGTGTAAAACGCGCCAATGCTGCCATAGTAAAACTGACTCGCATTGATGGTAAACTTAAGCTGCAACTTGCACCTAATATATCCAAAACCTTCAAGTTTATTCCGGATACTAGGATTGTTGAAAAACAAAGTCCAAGGACGCATCGTTGAGATATCACCGATCGGCGCATTCTCTGTCCAAACAAAAGTGTGGATTTTCGTCGGTCGAGATAGATAATCTGAAAGATGTGAACTCGTTATGAGACTAGTTGCTGTGCCATCATGAGGGGTTCCCAAGTATAGGCTTTCAGCAGTGGACTCATTAATGAATTGTGTTTGTTGACTGTTGCTGCTTTCTGAGCCCTCAGTCGTAGGAATCTCAGATTGTATCGCATTCATTTGTTCATTTGTTTTGCTAAGTCTGTAATTTTCGAGCGTGCAGGCCAACTTAACCCTACTCGCCTTACAATTTCTTTTCGTATCCAGCTCCATACTCCCATAAATATGGGTTTCGGGGAACGCCCTAGCAAGAGAAATTTCAGAGTCCATTCTCACTGATGTTTGTGAAATTGAATGTACATCGATGCAGTAACTACTCTGAAACCAGCACTTTTGGCTTTGAAGACCTGTGCAAGAGGCCTTATGGTTCGTTGAGTTCCAAAAACGGTTTTTATAACCGTTGTAGCTCAAACGGGGGTACTCAAGCATTTGCAGCTTGAGCGTGTCACTTTTCTCCAATGAGTCAATAAAGTGACAAAATTCATCAAATGCTTCTTCACCATAGAAAAACA